TAAACGACATGGTAAGGGTGAGCCAATCTTATTCTTTAGAGCAGATCGTTCTGAATGGATTGTAATGGTTGGCTTGGAACACTACATGGAACTCTTAAAGAAGTGGAAGCAAGATGTTTAAGTGGCTTAAGAGCTGGCTACCAAAACCAAAACCTCAGCCCCTGTTTCAAATCTGGTGTATCCTAGAAGGCCCCATCAGTGTAGATGATATGCCAGAGGATGAAGTACCTGAGACTGCAACTGATACCTCTGTCTATATGGTCCTCAAGGTTGCTGATGACAATCATGTGTTTGATGCGGAGTTCTGGTTCGACAGTCACGAGGATGCCTACGAAATCGTGAAGCACTTCCAGACTAGCATTGAACCTATCAACCTTAACATTCAGGAGTACGAACTTGTCAAATAAGAAAACAGTAGTCGTCTTCTCGTGTGCCCATGCTGATCCTGAGACAAGCAATGAACGCTTCGAAGCACTGGGACAATTCCTATTTGACCTCAAGCCAGACATGGTGTTTGATCTTGGGGATGGCGCAGACATGAGGTCGTTGAACAGCTATGATGAAAGATACCCTAAGGCACTTGCTTCACAAAGCTATGAGCGTGACATCGAGTCTTACAACAAAGCTCAAGAGTCTCTTCGTAAACCTTTCAAACTTCAAAAGAAGAAGCGCCCATACTGGGTTGGATTCGAAGGAAATCACGAGAACCGAATTAAAAAATACATCGCACTTAACCCCAGAACTGAGGGAGAAAAGTACGGGGTATCCTTTAGCCATCTTCAAACAGATGATTGGTTCAACGACTACCACCCCTACGAAAACTCAGGGCCAGCTATTGCGACTTATGATGGAGTGGCCTACGCTCACTATTTCACTTCTGGTAATTCTCCTACTGCTACTGGTGGCATCCATCATGCTCATACTGTGATCCAAAACCTTAGCTGCTCTGCCACCTGTGGACACTCTCACAAGCGTGACTTGAGCTTCAAGGATGGTGCCCTACCCTATGGTAACATTGGCCTCGTAGTGGGCTGCTACAAGGGCGGAGAGGAACACTGGGCTGGTCAGGCTAACAAGGGCTGGTGGCATGGTGTAGTAGTTAAGCGTGAACTAGAGAATGGTATGTACGAACCAGAGTTTGTTTCTCTTGCACAGATTATGCAGAACTACACCTCATGAAGTACGAGATCACTATCCTAATAGAAGTAGACCCAGATGCAGACTACGCTGGAACAGATGACGAGATGACTAACGTCTATGAACTGGTAGAGTCTGCTATCTGTGACATCGACGATCTAAAACTAATCAACCTAGAGGTATTGGAGACATGAAGGTTAGGGTTGTACGAAATGAGTATGACGAGCAATGGACTAGCTCTGAGTGGTTCGAGGCTACAGAAGAGGAGGTTAAGGTACTCCAGCTTAAGTTTAACGTAGAGGTCACCAAAGACAAAGATGACTTCATGCGAGAAGCCCGTGTGGTAGAGGCTCGTATTAACAAGCAGAAGGCAGAGTATGCAAGACGCAATGCAGCTAAGATTGCCAAGGCACAAGAGGCGGCACTAAAGCGGAAGATGAAGAAACTCGAAGAGCTTAAGAAGGAGCTTGAAAGTAATGGCTAAGTGGGAAATAACAGAGACTAACAAACGATCACCCAGTGACATGGTGAAGGAGTTCATGAGTGTCACAGAACAAGTGGTGGACCCTGATCTGTATGAAGACTTGATCGTAGAAGAGTTCTATGAGTGGGTGAATGCAGACAAAGACTCCGTAGAAGAGTTGAAGGAACTTGCTGATCTGGTCTACGTAATCTTCGGGTATGCTGAGGCTCGTGGCTACAATCTGGATGTAGCACTGGTTCGAGTACACCAAAACAATGTGGGTCGTTGCATCCAGCCTGATGGTACTGTACAGCGACGAGCAGATGGCAAGATCATCAAGAACCCTGACTACCCTAAGGTACAACTGGAGGACTTAATCTGATGCAATACTTCATTCCTATGTTGACAATTCTCTTCATTGGGCTAAAACTTACCGCCCTCATTACGTGGCCTTGGTATGTTGTACTGAGTCCTCTGTATATCGGGTTAGCTGTCCTCGTGCTTTTCGTACTAATATCTACAGTAGTTATGAACAAATGAACGTACAAGAACTGATCGACAAGCTAGAGAAGATCAGGGATAAGGAGAAGCCAGTGGTCCTATCTTCATGGTCCATTGGCGACCCCTTCCGTACCCACAAAGAACTACAAACGAATATGCTGGTAGACCAGCCACACAAACTTAACATCCTTTCGGAGTAACAATGAATAATTACCTACCCACTGACAGCGAACCTATCTACTATGTTTACAAACACACAGACCCAAGGACTCAAGAGCTTATCTATATTGGTCATGGGGCTAGGGGAAGGGCATGGACACACGGAAGCAAACTGACCGCCCTGCGCAGCCAAGAACACCTAGCTCACCTAGAGGATATGGTCTACTCAGGGTATAACCCTTGTGATTGGGTAGCCTTGATCTATAAAGGTTTGACCAAAGAGGCTGCTTGTAAACAAGAACAAGAGTTCATACGTAGCCTCAAGCCCCGTTACAACTTGCCGCAAGGTAAACAATTGCTAAAGCTAACACCAGAACAGTTTGAACTTTGTAAAGTTATGCGGGAAGAGGGCCTGTTCTATCATGACATTGCAAAAGAAGTTGGCGTAAGCACTATGACTATCTATCGTGCCTTGAATGGGCAAACTAAGAATATCGGAGATGACTATGCAGCCTAAGACTAACAACTACGGCATGACAGATTATATGTCCTTCATCCATACATCAAGGTATGCACGTTGGCTTGATGAAGAGAATCGTCGAGAAAACTGGGCTGAGACTGTTGACCGATACATCGACAATGTTGTGAACAAGGCTCTTGCAAACATTAACTACGTAGGCAGTGCTGCACTTGACATTCAAGATGCGATCCTTAGCCTTAAGGTAATGCCTTCAATGAGAGCGTTGATGACTGCTGGTCCTGCTATGGAGCGTGACAACACCTCTGGCTACAACTGTGCCTTTGAGGTGATCGACGATCCTAAATCTTTCGACGAGGCTATGTTCATCCTGCTGTGTGGCACTGGTGTAGGCTTCTCTGTTGAGCGGCAGTACACCAATAAGTTGCCTGAAGTGCCAGAGAAGATGTTCACTTCTAGCGACACCATCGTTGTGCATGATAGCAAAGAGGGCTGGGCTAAGTCTCTCCGTAAGTTGATTGCCATGCTGTACGCAGGTGAAATTCCTAAGTGGGATGTGTCTAAGGTTCGTCCTGCTGGTGCAAAGCTCAAGACTTTTGGCGGTAGAGCCTCTGGTCCTGAACCCTTGATTGAACTCTTCAACTTTACCATTGCCCTTTTCAGAGGTGCAGCGGGGCGTAAACTAACACCCATTGAATGCCACGACTTGCTGTGTAAGATTGGGGAGGTTGTTGTTGTAGGTGGGGTACGGCGCTCTGCTATGATCTCTCTGTCTGATCTTGATGATAAGGGTATGTCTCTAGCAAAGTCTTCTGACTTTATTGTAGATGAATACAATCTTGTCTCTGAGGATGAAACCTCTTGGACCTACGCTATCACTATGAAGAAGAACCCCGCAGTAAGACCTACCTACAAGATTAAACTGAGTAAGGATAAAAATGAGTGGGACAAGACCCGCCTAGAGTTGGAGAAGAAGATTGGCTGGTGGGTTATCGAACCCCAACGTGCCCTATCTAATAACTCTGTGGCATACACTGAGAAGCCCGACATGGAAACCTTCATGCGTGAATGGTTGTCGTTGGTTGAGAGTAAGAGTGGAGAGCGTGGTATCTTCTCTCGTCCTGCCTCTAAGAAGCAAGCAGCAAAGAATGGAAGACGCGATGCGAACTATGAGTTTGGCACTAATCCATGCAGTGAAATCATTCTTCGCCCACAGCAATTCTGCAATCTCACAGAAGTCGTGGTCAGAGCTACGGATACACTTGGGGACTTGGAGGAAAAAGTAAGACTAGCTACCATCCTTGGTACTATCCAAGCTACCTTCACCAACTTCCCCTATCTGCGTAAGGTATGGCAGAAGAACACAGAAGAAGAACGTCTACTTGGTGTGTCACTCACTGGTATCATGGACAACGAGATGATGTCAGAGAGTTATGACGAATGGAACTTGCCCAACCTATTAGAGGGACTGAAGAATGTCGCTATTGCCACTAACGCAGAATGGGCTGATCGTCTTGGTATCCCTGCCTCTACTGCTATTACTTGCGTCAAACCTTCTGGGACAGTTAGCCAACTGGTTGATTCTGCTAGTGGTATTCATGCTCGCCACTCAGACTACTACATTCGTACTGTTCGCGGAGACAATAAAGACCCTCTGACCCAGTTCATGAAGGATCAGGGCATCCCCAGTGAACCTGATGTGATGAAGCCTGATGCTACTACAGTGTTCAGCTTCCCACAAAAATCTCCTTTGGGTGCTGTCACTCGTAATGATATGTCTGCCATTGAACAACTTAAACTATGGATGACCTATCAAAGACACTGGTGCGAACACAAACCTTCTGTTACTATTACAGTCAAGGACGATGAGTGGATGGAGGTTGGTGCTTGGGTCTACAAGAACTTTGATGAAGTCTCTGGTGTATCCTTCCTGCCACACTCTGACCATACGTATCAGCAAGCACCATACCAAGAGTGTTCTGAGCGTGAGTACCTTGAGGCACTTGCTCTGATGCCTGAGCGTATTGATTGGGCACGACTGAGTGAGTATGAGACTGAGGATACTTCTAAGGGTACAAGTACTTTTGCTTGCGTATCTGGCTCCTGCGAACTTGTAGACATCTAACTCACAAAGAAACTCCTTGACGTACAACTTATCCTGTGATATAACACTTGGTAAGTAAGGGGTTGGATTGTGAAAAAAGATTTAACAGGAGAAACATTCGGAGACCTTTATGTGATAGGGGTCTCCGAGATTTCTAGGAACGGGCACTATAGATACAGCGTAAGATGTTCTTGCGGGGTACACAAGACTCTGTTTGGCACACACCTTATCCAAAAAAGTACCACACATTGTGGTTGTAAGACAGTTCGTAAGGCTAACTGGAAAGGGTATAAAGGGGTAGGTTTGACGTACTGGTCCTCACTAAAAAGAGGTGCTAGTGGTGGTAAAGGTAGGGCACCTCTAGAGTTTTCCCTAACCTTAGAGTATATTGGAGACCTACTTGAAGCACAAGATTCTAAGTGCAACCTAAGTGGTTTGACAATATCTGCCCTAGATAAAACAGCTTCCCTAGATCGCATTGATAGTAGTCTGGGATATGTAAAAGACAACGTGCAATGGTTACATAAGGATGTTAATATGATGAAACGACACTACAAACAAGACTACTTCCTATTACTCTGCAAGAAGATTGCTGGAGGAAGTTGTGAAATCGTTGACCTAGTGTAAGGAAAGCAGATGTTCTATGTCCTAACCAAAGAGAACTGTGAGTGGTGCGACAAAACCAAGTTCCTTTTAAACAAGAAGGGTGTCCCTTACGGGGCATTCAACTACAAGACCCATCCAATGTTCCCACTCCTGATGAAGAAGGCTGGTGTCAGTACACTCCCTCAGATTTGGGCAGAGACACCCATTGGTAAGGAATACATTGGTGGGTATGAAGACCTCGTGGATTGGTTTGAACACCAACGAACCGACATTGATTGGATTGAGTGAATGATTGAGTCCCCAAAGTCTAAACGGGCAACTAGATACAAGGGTGCAGAGGGAGAGGCAGTTAAGAAGACTGTCCTCCTGAAGGCCCTGAACGACAGACAGAAGGAGTACATCAAAGCTCTTACTGCCTACGATCAGGTCATTGTATGTGGTTTCTCTGGTACAGGTAAGACTTACATTGCGGCTACCTTTGCAGCCAATATGTTTGCCAATAAAGAGATTGGTAAGATTGTTCTAACCCGACCTAACATCGCTGTGGGAAAAGAATTAGGTTTCTTCCCCGGTACCTTAGAGGAGAAGTTCGCCCCTTGGGCTGCACCCGTACTTGATGTTCTTAATGAGCAACTAGGCAAGGGTGTGGTAGAGACAGGTATCAAGAATGGAAACATTGAGATGGCCCCCCTGTCTACTATGCGTGGTCGTTCCTTCAAGGATTCGTTCATCATCCTCGACGAAGCACAGAACACCACAGTGGCTGAGATCAAGATGTTCTTGACACGTATTGGGAAAGAGTGTAAAGTTGTAATCAATGGGGACATCAAGCAGTCTGATATTTCTACGCAGTCTGGTCTATCAAAGATCATGCACCTAGCAAAGAAGCACAACCTGCCTGTACCTATCATTGAGTTCGGAGTGGATGACATTGTACGCAGTGACATCTGTAAACAGTGGATCATTGCCTTTGAGGGAGAAGGTCTATGACAGAAGCAGTCAACAGCCCACAACACTATGCGGGTCAGGGTAATATTGAGTGTATTGATTATATTCAGGATCACCTAACAGACGAGGAATACATTGGGTATCTTCGTGGTAACATCGCTAAGTACAATCACCGATGGCGATACAAGGGTGGGATACAAGACTTGAAGAAAGCTCAATGGTATCACAACCGCCTAATCACACTCATGGAGTCGTTTTAATGAACGCATTTGAACAAGGATACCAAGACTTTGGAAAAGGACAAATCACAAACCCCTACAACCCCAACACCCCGAAGCACAGAGATTGGGAATTTGGGTTTAACAAAGCATACTACCGAAACCTTGAACGGGTTAGAGAAAACGAAGCTCGCAGAGGAAGCCAAACAGTTCAAAGCTAAGAAGAGGTATAATGGTCCACCTAAGCCTATGACCTCCCGTATCTACCTTGTAGGTATGGCAATGAATGCCTTGCTATCTAGATCACATGGTCCAGTTAGGAAGGAAGAGATCAAGAGAGAAGCCGAAGAATGGGCCGACTATATGCTTGAAGATTAAACTTAAGGGGGCCTCTGGCCCCCTATCTTTTTGTAGCTGTCTTAGCTGCGATACGTTTAGGTTGCTTAACGAACTGCTTCCCTGCCTTAGTACCCTCTCTCTTAGCCTTTGTGGTGGCGGCATACTCAGCAGAGGTAAGGGACTCTCTGGCTTTCTTAGGGAGGTATCTCTCACCTGTAGCCTTTGGACCTTGAGTAGAGTTCTTACCACTCTTAGTCCCCCAATCTTCTTTAGTCCATTTCGTCATAGACTTTTGGGCAGAGGTCTTTTCCCCGGTGTAGTCGCCACCCTTATCCTTGTAAATCTTACCAGCAAGCTGCATAGCACGGGCAGAATGTTTCCCACCCATCTTAGCCTTGGCTTCCGCCTTAGACTTTTCCCATAGCTTCTCGTTAGTACGACCCATATTACTTCTTCTTCTTCTTCATACCGCCAGCTTGGCTCAGTGCGATGGCGATTGCTTGCTTGGGGTTCTTAACCAGCATAGCCTTCTTAGGCCCCTTGGGATCAATACCACCATGTAGCTTACCTGCCTTGAACTCACCCATTACCTTAGCGATCTTAGCAGACTGCTTCTTAGTTTGTTTAGCCATTTGAATACCCTATCTATTCTACCAGAAGTTCTTGATAATTCTTAGAGAAGAAGATCAGCATCTGGAGTTTATCTAATCCACCCTCTTCTTTAGTAAGGTCTAGAGGATCACCTTCGATCCCAAGATACTTCATAGCCCTCTTTACATCTTGCTTATTGAGTGTCGCCAAATCTTTTTTAAGACTGATCACATCACCTAACTCACTAAAGCTATAATCTAGAACTTGCCCAGCTAGAGAGCTAGAAATATCAGTGACTTCTTTAAGCCTTTTCTCCCTACTTGCAAGAGGTAGTTCAAAGAAGTTAGGCTCTCTCTCTAGTAGTTTTTCTGCTTGAGCATTTAGGATTGGCCCAATAATACCATCCATAAAGTTCTTCACTTGATCATCACCGCTCCATTTGACAGCTTGCCAAGGTGCTTTACCAACAGATGCAAGCACACGTTCAATGGAGTTTGGTGTACGTGCAGTCCTATTACCACCAAGAGTTTTACCGGGATCAACAGGAAGAATATCATACCCACGGGTAACTGTTGCTTGTGCAGGAGCTTCAAAGCCACCGAAGATTTGATCTACGTACCTAAAAGATTGAGCAAGAAACTTACTACTTGCTTGCTTTCTATCAATAGTGGTATAGTCTTCTGACATAAAGATAGCTGCTTGATTCAATGGATCAAGTGGACGGAAAACACCAGAGACAATCCTAGAGCCAAGAGTAGAGAGTATAGTAAGACCACTCCTAACAGACTCATCTATCTCACCGCTAAGGACAGCACCGACAAACTCATATACTTGACGACCAGCCTCGTCCAACTGACGGAAGGGTTGTCCACCAAGAACATTCGCCATCTCTTCTTTAAGGGCAGTAGGGACTTCCCCATCTTTAACTGCATGGGCAGCAGCTTGGGCAATCATTCTTAAGTAAGAAACAGGAAAGTCATAGGTGTAGTCTGCAAGAGTACCATCGCCTCTTTCAGATTGATTCCAAGTCAAACCCTTTTCAACTTTATCAAGTGCCTCTGGCAGGTAGTACGTAGTGACTGCACCCCAACCAACAAGACCCTTCGCAATAAGGTCTGCACCCTCTTCTTCTGCAAAATCAAACCTATAGTTTGCGATACCCAAAGCATTTGCACTTCTTGCAGTAAGATGTTTTACCGCATTAAACCCAGCGTAGTCTGCCAAGGTGGCAAATGCAGTATTCATAAAGGAACCAAAGGGTATTGCATAACCCCCTATAGGACTACGGGAGATAGCCTCAAAACCTTTTGCCGCAGCTAAGAAGACACCTCTACCCTTTTTCTGGGACCAGTTCTTAGAAGCAGTCTCTCTGAGTGTACGATTGAGTGCCCAAGAATCCACATTGTTCTTAAAACGAGGGCTGAACATTTCAACATAAGCATCTGGTCTAGACATGAACTGGTTGAAGTTCTCTCCATACTCTCTTAGGATACCTTGTTCAAGTGCGCTATGGAAAGACAGCAGCTTGGTTACTTCGTCTTGCAGCTTTACCCCATAGATAGTCTGTATGGCATTAACGACAGGCTCTGTTATGTTAGTTGCGCCCTTACCAACCAGAGTGTTTGGATCAATATTGAAGTGCTTAAGAACATTGCCAGCCTCTGTACCACCAGAAGCAGTAGAGGATAGCTTCTCGTACAAGTCTGGTTTAAGCAAAAGATAGTTTTCTGCGGACTCCATTGTGTCGTTAAACTTAAGGATATTGTAACCACGCTTTATGTTCCCAAGGATAGAACCTTTGGAGGCATTCAGAGCTGCCTGATAAGCACCTACATTACCTGCCAGCTTATATACACCTGCTTCGCCCAACTTAAGCCCACCAAGAACAACATCAGACGCAGCATTAAGGATAGACAAGTTTGCCCAACCCTTAAGGTTAAGCCCAGTGGTAGCTGGGTGGCTTGTGACAAGTCTCTTCCAAATAGATAGAGCATACTTACCCAGTTCAGGACGAACCTCAGTAACCTCTCTCTCAAGTTGTTTCAACAAATCCCCAGCGTTTACATCTACTTTACCGATAAGGTCTTGCGCCCTTTTAGAGTCAAACAAACCTGAACCAAAGATACTCTGACGAGTCTTGAAAGCAGAAGCAAGTTGTTCAGCAGTCTCAATAGGAACACTGAACGCCTTCCCTACAGTACTCTCAAAGTCTGCTACCATATTCTTTACCACAGCATCGTCTAGGTAAGACATAGCATCCCCAAAGAAGTTAGAGAACTTGTCATCTTTTGCACGGGGGACATATACAAACCCAGCGTCTGCCATTGATTGAGCAAAGCCCTTTTGGCTACCTGTGGTATCCCCAAAGATAAAGCTCTTCCAGAAGAGGTTTTGGTTCTCCCCCGCAGTTAGTTCAATACCATCCCGGTTCAAAATTCTATTAGCGTCAATCTTTGCATCTGACCAAGGTAGGAAGTTGTTGATGTTGCTTTTGAAGTTTTGGAAGGTTGTCTTGAGGGGACCGTTCACATTGTTGAGGTTGATGCGGTTCATCACGGCAGCTTCGATAGCATCGTTACCAAGACCACCAAACTTTCTTTGGACATCTACATAGGCTTCAAACAAACCTCTCTTGGTATTATTAACAGAAGCTGCCCGTGCAGACTTTGCTAGAGATGATACACCTTTAACCCCAGCAATGATAGCAGGGAGAACAATAGTACCCAGTGCAACAACACCTGTTTGTGCAAGGCTGTACTTTTCCTGTGCGCCTACCTCAATGAGGGAATCTTGATAGGATACGTCCAGACCAATGTTTGCAGCAAAATCTACTGCAGAATACTTAGCGACATTCTTTGCACCAAGAGACACATAACCCATACGAGTTGCCTGTCTAGCTGCTAAAGCTGCTGCTTCTCTTGTTGACCCAGATTTTAGAGCCGCCCTATAAGCTGCCATCGCAGTCGCCTTAAGGGCCATAGATGCAGCCTTAGACCCACCAGCAGTCAGTGCCTTACCGACACCCAAACTTGCGAGAGTTACAGGGTCATGTATAACTGCTTTAGTGTAGTCAAACATCCCATCAAACATCTCCCCCCAAGTACCTTCTCCTGTGAAGATATTACCCTTTTGATCGAAGAGCAGAAACCCCGCACCAATATCAGCCTGATCTTCTTTAGAAGCAAGACCAATGTGCGCGGCAGTGTTCAAGGTTGTGACAGACTGACCACCAGCAAACTTCCGGTTAAAGTTATTCCAAATCTCAAGACGATCCTCTGGAGACTTACCCTTAAACCAACCTGTAGCACCACCAGTAAGAGCTACACCAACCTGAGCAACATCCTTAGCAAGGGTGTCGTTACTACCAAACATAGCCTCAAGAGACTTATCAACGACAGACATAAGTTCTGGGTCTTTCAGGATGTCTTCATCAGACAAAGACTTACCTTCGTACTTTGCCCAAGGAGGGAGAACCTCAGTCGGTACTACTGGTACTACTGGTGCTACAATCTGCTGTTCTGGAGGAAAAACATCGAACCTTCTTACCACAGGTTTAGTCTGTGGATTGGGTGGGATGACGGGTGAGGCTTGAGTGGAGTCGCCAAAAACAAAGAAATCTTTCATCTAACTCTTCCTGCTACACCATTCACAATCACATAGTCTCCGGGCATGATTCTTCCTGCAAGTGCAGCCTCTTTTAAAGCAGCCTCATCTGCAAAAGTGTATCTTTCTGTAGCTGATGTCCACGCAGGACCAAAGTCATACTTCATTGCAGCAGGGGCATTTGTAAAGTATGGGATAAGTGCTTGACCACCAACAATGTTGATTGCCGAATCCACTGCATCTTTATCCAACTCTTTTTTTGCCACCTCAATATCGGAGAGCTGTTGTTCGTAGTCGCTTTTTTGTGCCATCTCTTCTGTAGTGAGCGTCTCGTTTCCAGAAAGTCTGGAGTTAAATCCTGCTAAGACATTAGCAATAGTAAGAGTTTTCTGATTCAAGGCATCCCGTAGAGAACCTTTTGCACCAGTTTTGATAGCGTCAACTTCAGTGATCGTAAGAGGTTTAGCTGGGTCAGTCCCAACGAAAGTCGTCTCTTGAGATGCTGGCATAGTAAATGCTTCTGCGATAACATCACGATAAGTCTTATTCCCAGAGAACTCTTTATCAAGGTCTTCTGGTGTAAGGCCAAGCATACTCGCGGCAACTGCCATGTTAGGCACCTTACCCTCAGTCTTAGTTGAAATTGCAGTAGACAAGAAAGCATCCAAACCCGCAGAGCCAAACTCTAAAGGACTACCAACCAGCTTTGCTTGAGCATCCTTCGCAAACTTAACTGCCTCTTGCAAAGCTGTTTTACCTAAGTTTGCAGCCTGTGACAAAACCTCGTCACTTGCACCAAGACCTTTTAACACGCTAAGTTCGTGTGCAACACTTTCTGCCTCAGTGTTATATAGGTTTCTTTTTCCAAGTATCTCTGCAAGATTTTGATCTATTGCCAGCTTACGAGCAGCGTTACGATCCTCTACTTGATACTCTCTATCCCGTCTAGAGCGTTTCTCTTCAAGATCAATGTTAGCCTGACGTTCATCAAGACGTTCCTGACGAGCAGCCTCTAGTTCTTTCTTACGAGCCTTGTCTTCCATAACATAGGTAAGACCCTCGTTCAATCCTTGCCAGAAACCCATTACATCTCTCCTCGTGACATCAAGCCTTTAGGTGGTGCCTCCATAGGAGCAGCCTGAGGTGCTACAGGAGGGGTATCAGTTGGGGTAGGGGTAGGCATAGCAGGAGCAGCCTCAGGGGCCACAGGAGCAGCAGCCTCAGCAGCTACAGCAATCTCTGCTGGCTTAACACCCATCTTGGCAAGCATCTTCCTAGCCTTAGCAGCAATGATACCCTCACGCTCTGCAGCCTTAGCCTTCTTATCGACAAACCCGTCATCAGCTTCAATACCAACAGCCTTAGTAGCTTGCTTAATAAACTCGTGTATCACAGGGGCTACCATCATACCAACGTCAATAGAATGTACACCCTTAGATACAGCACCACGAATGATGCCATTGGTCACAGTCTGAATATCTAGGTCTTGCAGATCAATAGCAGTCAAGACGGCATCCATCATATCTGGTTGAGAGATACGAGTAAGGTGCATCTGGATTGCTTCTTCTGGATCAGTGATCTCTGGGGGACGTTCCCAAGCAAAGTTCTTTGGGGTTGTCGTTAGGGATTGCCCCGGAATAGGTGCGCTAAACTCTCTCATTTATTTTTGAACCTTGTATAGTAATCCATCAAACTTGTTCCCAGCTCATCCTGCTTATGGTACGTCCCTTTAGACTTAGCAAACTTGTACATCCCAGTAGGTCCACCAAGGTGTCCAACAGCGACAAGACCAGTTACATCCATACCAGTTTCACGAGCAAGTACTTTTGCTTTCTTCTCAAGGTCACCTAGGTGCCAGTTGATAACATCCCGTTGAATGCTATCGCTAGTTAGAATGTCTGCCATCTCCACTGTGGACTTAGTGGCCTTGTTAAAGTCTGTAAGACGAGCCTCACCAATCTGGATAAGACCACCATAGACCCTACCATCTTTAGTAGTATGGACAGCACCGGGATCACCAGAAGACTCTGACGCAACCAACTTACTAAAGAAGCCATTGTCCACATGACCCTCTGTCTTTGCACTGGGGGCACTGATATTCTCTAACGAAGTCTTTGCATCTTGAGCGTCTAGGTAGTTCTGAATCTCAGCTTGACTAGCTTGCTCCCCCAAGAATGGCTTTGTATTTTTCCACATATCCTGAATGTCTTTCATGTAGTTAGCTGTAACCATTTGAAAGTCAGGCTCACCCGGAAGAGGCTCAGGAGTAATACGAGCAGCAAGTCCACCACCAGCCTTAGTTTGCTTACCCTGTGTAGCACCAACACGAATACGTTCTGCAAGGGAAAGGACATTAGTGTAGTTTTTGCGGTAATCCATTACCAATCTCCAAAAATAATCTTAGCAATGATAGCGGCTTGTGCGCCCTTCTCAGCATCATTAGCTGCCTTAGCGTTAGCATCAAGCTGCTTATTACCAAGCAGAAGTTGTGCAGCACGATCCTTCTCAGACTCAACGGAAGTGAAAGCAAAGGCAAGGTGATCCCTTTCCGTCTGCCAAATCTCATCCATAGCTCTGGTGGTCAACGCATTCATGTTTAAGGCAGCAGCAGCATTAGCTTGGTTCTGAGCAGCAGTGTCCATAGTAGTAGCATTCTGTCTCCAGACTGCGTTAGCCTGAGCAATCACAAGACCATTAGTTGCATTGAACTGTTGACGTTGTGCCTCTAGTTGGGTATTAAACTTATCAGCAGCGTTGACTTCACCAGCATTGAACTGCTTCATAGCATTGGTTTGATTGGCATTGAACTGAGATACGTTAGCTGTCAGGCTATCATAGAACTGAGTTGTCTGGTTCTCGCTAGAAGCATTAAACTGTTTAGCAGCATTCTCAGCAGCACTGTCAGTAAGCAGAGCATTGACGTTTGCTTGGGCACGGAAGATTTCCGTCTGCTGTTCATTGTTCAGGTTAGTCATATCAATCTGCAAGAAAGCATTAGCATTCTGCACTGCAGCCTGTTGACGATTATTAAGATTGGTAATATCCATCTGTGCTACAGTAGCCGCATTCTGTAGGGTAGCTGCCTTCTTAGCATCTAGGTCTGCAAGCCCGATAGTCTGCATGAGTGTAGAGTTATGTAGAGCAGCCTGTTGCCCTGCGGTGAAGGTGATATTTGCTGCCTCAGAGTATCTTGCAGCATTTGCAATAGCAGCCTGTTGTTCATTACTAATCTGTTGACCCTGAAGAGTTGCTGCAATGTTTGCATTAGTCACGTATGCTTGTTGTCTAGCAGAGAGGTTTGCCAGATCAGTGTTCACAGCATTCATATTATTCTGAAGCATAGTCTGTTGGCGGTTGTTCAGGTTTACGTTGGCTACCTCTGCATAACGTGCTGCAGTCGCAAGGTTTGCTTGCTGTTGGTTGCTAAGGTTCTGACCCTGAAGAGATGCCTTGATCTGAGCATTAGCAATGATAGTGCTTTGCATATTGCTAAGATTTTGACTTTGCAGAGAAAAGGAATTGGCACTGTTTTGTAGAGCAGCCTGTTGCTCATTGTTTAGGTTCTGTAACTGTAGACCCTGTTGTGCTGCAGCATTGGTAAGAGAGACTTGCTGACGATTGTTCAGGTTCTGCAAATTCATCTTGTTGAAAGTATCAGCATCCTGACTTGCAATAGGGATAGCAGACTCCATTGCAGCCTGTAGGATAGCAGCACCAGCCATAGAGGAACCACCAAGGCCACGAGCATTCATGGCAGCATTAGCACCACGGATTGCACCAGCAGCCCATGCAGGGGTACCATCATTAAAGCTCTTCATCAACTCAGAGAGCTGACCCTGAACAGTATCAAGCGCACCAACTTTACCCTGCATTGCTTCTGCAAGAGTTTCATTACTTACGCTGAACTTCTCTAACTTAGCAGCAACCGCTGTAGCATCCGCAGACAACCCAGCAGAAACAACTGCAGTAGCCTGAGCCATCTCAGAGTCTTTGATTTGTGCAGCTACAGGGAGTTCATTTGCTTGAACAGTACCAGCCTCTGCAACTGCCTGAGCAACACCCTGAGATTGAGCAAGCTCTGTCTTGATAGCTGCGGCAGTCTGACCTGCAGGAGAGACAACCTCTTTAGCACCCACACCAAGTGTACCAGCCTGTACAGTCTGTAGGTTACTTCTATCAAAGGTATCAGCAGTAGCTGTAGCACCAGAAGAGAGATTACCTTGAGCAGCAGTTACAAGGTTCTCAGCTCTGACTTCACCTGTAGCAGCCTTTGTTCCCTCAGCTACCTTAGCTACATCAGCAGCAACCTTAGTAGCCTCCATAGTAGCAGCAGGTTTAGCGGTAGCATCTTCAGCTTTAGCAACTGTATCAACTGTAGTTGCAGTAGTGGTAGTTGGGGTTTCAACTTTACCTATAGTATCAGAGATAAGGGTGTTTGGATTAATATCTACCTTTGCTACCTCTGCTTTAGTGGTCAGAGCCTCAGGCTGTTGAATGACTGTTTCAGCTAGTTTAGAGCCATCAGACTGTGGGGGATTAGTAACAACACCACCCTCAACCATACCAGTGCGCTTCTTAACGACACGATTAAACTTACCTAGAAGAGCTGCTGCCCTAGGGTTAGATTGAACAAAGGCATCCATCTCAGGAGCATGGGATGAACCGGAGTAACCCATTGCAGACAGTAGGTTGTATTTTTGTTGAGGGGTAAAGTCCACTATATTTCTCCAGAAACTATCTCTTATCTTACTCTAAAACTAAGTCTATTACAAGTACTATCTTAGTACACCTACGCCCATATAGCAACCAAGGGAGTTGGCTGTAGTGATGTAGCAAGTTGCAGTGAAAAAATCACTCCCACCATCAGTAGTGACAGCATTTGCATGGGCACAAGCTAGACCATAACTATTACCATTGTCGCTTTCCACATCCCGAATCAGGTTTGACGAATAAGTTGGGCTTTGACCATCGTTGTCTATCCAAGCAGGGGCAAACACCAGACCGCCTTCGGGGACAGTAACTAACTCGGTAGCAGCATTAGCTGAACCAGACCCAGCTCCTATGTCGTAACCTATATCTCTCCAAATTGGGCTTTCCAGTCCGTAGGCAACATACACAAATCCGCAGTAGCTAGAACCAGTGCCACTGCCAGTATCGTAAGTGGTTGAGATGACAATGCTAGTCCCTGTAGGAACCTTAGCACAGGCGAACGAGGAAACTCCGATACTAGCAACTTCTGCTGCTATACCATTCATAGTGCAGGATGCAAGATACACTCCAATAGAAGAACGAGCCGTCACATAGATGATATATCTATCAGCTTCTGTAGGAGAAGGTACTGTCACTGTACCACCATTGTTGCCAGCGGTAGTTGTTACATACTGAACTGTTGGAGTTCTGCTATAGTGTATTGGAGGAATAAACATTACATACCCACTACGTTAAGGAACTTAGCGGTTCCAATCTTAGTGATATAGGCAATGAATACTGCGTCAGCAGTTGTAGTAAAGGGAGAGCCACTAGTACGAGTAAAGCCAGATAGTGTGATAACACCAGCTCCAGATGCAGCATTAGTGATTAGGATGGTCATGTTATAGTCACCAGTAGCAGTAGGAGCGGCTAGGGTAAACGCGCCCGCATTCGTAATGGTACGCATATTCCCACCAGCAGGGGATGGGGTATAGGTCACAGCAGCAGACTTAGAGCCATCACTTACAGCAGTGGTCGTATAGCCACCAGTTAGGTTAGTGTCTGTAGTTGAGATGGTTGCAGTAATAGTTGGGTTAGCTCCTACACCCGTACCATCAGCAATAGAGATACCAGTACCAGCAGCAATAGCTCTAGTGACAGCAGTACCAGCACCAGTACGAACCAAGATACCAGAGGTACCAATAGCAGCAAGTGCAGTTAGGTCATCATCAAGAGGTTGTTTAGCATCCAACTGAGTTTGGATAGCACTAGTAACACCATCTACATAGTTTAGTTCTGTAACACTCGCAGTGATACCATCAAGGGCATTAAGCTCTGCGGCAGTCGCAGTCAGACCCAAAGTTACAAGTTGAGCCGCAGCATCTGCATCATCTAGCAACTGTCTACCTGCAAGCGTGAGAGAGGTAGTTGCATAAGTGTCACTTGCAGTAGTATAGATCATTTGGTTTGCAGAGGTTGTAAGACCTGAGATAGAGGTCAAGGCTGCATCACTAGCTTGCTTATTATTCAACTGTGTTTGAATGGCACTGGTAACACCACTTACATAGTTCAACTCAGTACCAGTAGCAGTAACTGCCGTAGCACCAAGAGTCAGAGTAGTGATGGTTGCAGCAGGAGTACTAATGCTGGTAGAGAAAGTCTTTGCACCAACAAGTGTCTGAGCAGCAGTAGTCACAATACCAGAGGCAGTGGCACTAGCAGAAGGGATCACTACATCAGCACCAGTAGAAGAGTTGATGGTTGGACCAGCAGTAGTGCCAGCAGTAGCAGTTAGGTCAGTACCGGGGACATCGACAGTAAATGTTGCAGCAGTAGATTGGTTAGAGGTAAAGGTCTGGGAACCAGTAGCAATACCAGATGTAGCCAGTGTCAGAGTAGCATTGTTGATACCAATTTCTGCAGTGGTCCAAGTAACAGCAGCAGAACCATTTACAGACTTACCAGTGCTACCGATAGTGATAGTTCTAGCAGTAGTCCAAGCATCTGCAAGGTTCACTGCACCATCGCTATTGCTGTCGTACACAGCCTTAAGCATATCACCAAGACCAGAGCCAGACAGAGCAGCCTGTACGAAAGCAGTAGTAGCAATCTGAGTGGTGTTAGTGCTTACAGCAGCAGTAGGTGCCAGTGGGACACCAGTAAAGGTAGGGCTTGCAAGGCTTGCTTTACCTGTAACTTGTGACTGTAAGCTATTGAGCTGTGTCTGAATAGCAGAAGTAACACCATCAACAAAGTTAAGTTCCGCCCCAGACACAGTGAGGGTAGTGCCACCAAGAGCTAGGTTTGTCGTATTCAAAGTAGTGACAGTGACTGTACCTGTAGTTGCAGCAGTGACAGCAGCACTTACGAAAGCAGTGGTAGCAAGCTGTGTAGTGTTAGTACCTGCAGTAGCAGTAGGAGCAGTGGGCGTACCCGTCAGTGCAGGGCTTGCAGAGAACACTACAGAACCAGTGCCAGTTTCATCCGTAAGGGCAGCAGCAAGCTGTGCAGAGGTAACCGTAAGAGTATTGCTGGCGAGATCAATAGTCTTGTTAGTCAGGGTTTGGGTATCAGTTGTACCAACAACAACACCAGTAGGGATAGCCTTCTGAACAGCGGCCCCATCAATATTCCCAGAGGCATCAGACAACACAAAGCTAGAAGCAGCAATGCCACTCAGGGTATTACTGTCTGCACTGATGGTCTTACCAGTTAGGGTTTGAGTGGCAGTAGTGGTAGCAACAGTAACACCACCGACAGTAGCAGACGAAGCAGCCAGAGTGGAGAATGTACCAGCAGCAGCCGTAGAACCACCAATCACAGTACCATCAATCGTACCAGCATTGATATCAGCGGTATCTGCAACCAAAGAAGCAAGGTTAGCTGTGCCAATAAGGTACAAGTTCTTGTATTTAAGAGTGCTAGTGCCTAAGTCAATGGTGTTGGTTGTCTTGGGGTACAACGCAGAGGAGCTAGTAACAACGTCCTGAGTAGGACCAGTGGCAGTGATAGGGGCACCCTCACCAGAAGTACCATCATGCTTGTGACCAGAGCTGCTATTAAAGGCACCTACGACTGCATCGAACTCGTTATCAAGGTCAGCGGCGTTAATGACACTACCAGTTGCGATGTTGTTCGAGGTATCCTGACGAATATATCCACTCATGTTCTTACTTTCTCTCGTTAACTCTATATTCAAGGACAGCAGTATCTAAGCTGAACGTAGGATTTGTAGTCTTATCTTCTAGACGAAGGGACACTGTCTTACCACTACCGATAACATTGGTGTTCAAGACGTTGTCGAGGGCAGAGCCATAAGTAGCAGTTCCATACACTGCCGTAGGGCTTCCATAAAGAAATATCCCAGATGCTTCACTGGAGATGTTGATGGTGTTGGCTAGACCGCCTGTGTAGTTATCAACCTTAAACAAGTCGAAGTCTAGGTTCACAGCAACTGCAAGAGTACCAGAAGTTTCTGCATAGATAGCTAGTTTGTAAAAGGTCTTACGTAGTTGTGGGTCATTGATAGGCATATAAGGAGACTTAAACACTGCCTCAATAGCTGCACCATCTCTACTAGAACCGAACTCTAGTTTATAAACATATCCATCACTGTTCGCAAACACAGTCAGCTCTTGTCCAACGACATACAAACCATGCGCACAGTATGCTCTAAACCCACTGAGAGTAGACCAGTGGATTTCATCAGAGCCTTGGTCTGCAAACTTAGTTGCTATAAGCCCCTTAGCAGATTCGGCAGGTACTGATTCACTGAAAGCAAAGACACGATATTGAGCCTTTTCTCTTAGAACAACACTTGAGAAGATGGAAGTGCTGTTAATAAAAGCGATAGCGTCCTTACTAATTGGAGCAGATGCAACACCAAGACCAAAGTCACCAATACGCTCCGTTGCACTTAGAAGTCTCAGACCATCTGCAGCCATGAACATAACGTCACCGCCAACTTCCTGTATAGTCTCCCCGTACAGACAGCCAATGTTACCAGCAATAGGTACAAGCTGGAAGTCTGCAATGGTATTGCCAACAAGTCTTTGAATCTTGGTACGGCTAAAAATAATCAGCTGATCACGGAATACAAAGAGTCCAGTAATCTGGTGGCCTACATTGACCACACCGCCACCACTAGCTGCACTGAAGTCTGTATCAGAGAAGGGAGCAGAGAAGTATAGGTTTGGACCCTTAGATATGAACAGTGCATTCTTGTATTCTGTGATATGTTCTGCGCCTGTTAGTTCAGATGGGAGTGAAGGGAATGATAGGGTGTTTGAAGAGTCGTTAAAGACTGCGGGAGAGTTTACCCCATCTACAAACATAACCTTATCTACACCAGTAAAGTTGTAGTCCTCATGTTTAACTCTACCACCAAGGGAGGCTGCACTACCAAGAGATGTCCAAGTGCTACCTGATCCAATATAGTATTGAGAGACATTGCTACCATTCTTACGGATTGCAATCACCTCAGAAGAACTTATAACCCTAACACCCAGTACGTTACCAGTACCAGAAAGTGCAGTAGAGATAAACTTAGTATAGCCCAATACCTTCTTGTAGCCACCGTTCTTGGATGGCTCAAAGTTTTGAAGGATGGTAGCTGATCCAACTTTGTTGGTACCCTGTTGAAGTGGGTTCAAGTTAGAGATC